TTTTTACTGTCATCTCAGAGCAATAAGCCTTGTACAAATCAGCTTGCTGTTCTTTGAATCTCTTACTATCGAATCTATCAGATACTACGGTTTTATATGTAGCCTTTGCAGCACCCTGTATCATAGTATCGTTATCTCCCATCAACTCAATAATTTGAGCTTTAATAGTATCGTTGTAGTCCTCTAGCTCCTCTATAAGACGTTTGTTTTCTCTGTACTCGTTACATAATGCTTCAAAATTTCCCATTATCTTGTTACCTCCTCTATAAATTCATTAATAAGATTGTTAAGTTTTTCTTTGCACTCTGTATAATCTTTTGTATCGTGAATTATGTCCTTAGCCATCATATTGTACTTGTGTACTATATCATAATCGGGTTTGATATTCCCAAATGGGCGGTAGCCTGTAACTAGCATTTTACCGTTTATATTGTATATGTCGGCATTCCATCCGTACACACCGCAAGTATACGCCATTGGCTCAATATAGGTTAGTAAATACGATAAATCTGCGTAGCCTACACAAATGATGTTGCGATATACTTCATTGATAACCTTCTTTGTTGTTTTGAACTTCATAAATATGTACCTCCTATTTGTTTTAGATTTGCGTTTTAAGTTATTTATCTTTCGTTCTTGATTATATTATACACCTTTTCGATTAAATGTCAATACCTTTTTTAATTATTTTTATAATTATTTTCTTGAAACAAATAATCAAATATGTTATATTTATTTCATATTAAAGAAAGGCAGGTGTATTATATGAATACTAAGATTAAGGCAGCGTTATCATTAAAAGATAAATCGCTTGAGGGTTTAGCCAATGCCCTAAACATTAGCAAGCAGGCACTATCTAATAAACTGTACCGCGACAGCTTCAGCGGTAAGGATTTAATCATCATTGCCGATTATTTGGGCTGTGAACTTGCGTTTGTTGATGATAAAAATAAGATAGTGTTGAATGATTAAGCCCCCTAGGGGCTTTTCTTTTTCACCTCCTGTTTTGGTTTGTTTTTGTTTTATCTTGATTCAATTATATACTCTCACTAGTATATTTTCAAGATGTAATACTTCACAAATTATACTAGCACTAGTATATATTTATTTATGCAATTTGTATACTAGCACCAGTATATGATATATACTAACAATAGTATAATAATTATACTTGCAAGAGTATTATAATTGTGTTATTATCTTTTTAAGAAAGGAGGTTTAATATAATGGAAGAGAAAAAGCAAAACGCAAGCACCAGGGCAAAGCGTAAATATAATGAAAAAACCTACGACCGCTTGACGATGAATATTAAGAAAGGTAGGAAAGACGAACTAAAAACAATTGCAGACGGTCAGGGGCTAAGCCTTAACGCTTTTATTTTGGCTGCTATAGATGAAAAGATAGACCGACTTAACCATCCGCCGATGAACTGTTAAATTATAAAGAGAGGTCAATAATATGAGCATTACCATCAACTTAACAGATGACGAATTACATCTAATTGAAAGCTACGCAAAAGTTCACGGTATCAGTGTAGAACAGGCTTTAAAATCTTCAACACTTGAAACCATTGAAGATGAGTATGACGCAATCATCGCGCAAGAGGCATATAATGAATTTTTGAAAAACCCCGTTACATATTCGGGCGATGATGTGTGGGGTGATTGATATGTGCTATAGTGTTGAATATTCCACCAACGCAACAAGGTTTATTAAAAAGCTGGATAACTACACTAAGACAGTTATTAAAAACTGGATAAATAAGAACCTGGAGGGCTGCGCCGATCCATTCCAACACGGAAAACCCCTAACCGCCGACAAGAGGGGCTTATGGCGTTACAGGGTGGGAGATTACAGGCTGATTTGTGAAGTACAGCAGGACAAAGTAGTTATATTAGTTGTGGAGATAGGACACCGCAGAGACATTTATAAAAGATTTTAAAAGTCGAAAGTCGAAAGTCGAAAAATAATTTTAGCCTGGTACCTGTTTTTAATCCAAAATGACAATCTTGCGATTTACCCTTGTATCCATTTTTGATACAGGGGTATTTTGATTTTCTTGATTTCGCTTTTTGTGAAGTTGAAATATATGCTAGCATAGACGGATATATGCTAGCATATTTTCGATATATGATAGCATATAAAAACCATATATGATAGCATATAAAAACCATATATGATAGCATATATTTTGCGTATATGCTTGCATATATTATCAGCATATGCTATCATATATCTATCACAATAACACAAAGGAGGTCACACAAATGCTTACAGAATCCCAAAAGAAAGCTACTAAGAAGTACATTGAGGAGAAAACCGACACAATTTATTTACGCGTTAAAAAGGGCTTTAAACAAAAGATTAAAAAGGCAGCAGACAAGCAAGGATTGAGCGTTACAGCGTTTATAATCCAATGCGTAAACGATAAACTACCCAGTGATTGGATTGATGATATCATAGCTGATACAGCCACCGAGGATAAACCACAATCAGTCGAAAAACCTCGTGGAATGCGTATTCCTCTAGTATCTAACGAAAAATTAAGAGAAGCTGGATATAACATTTAAGCCCCTGTTTTGGGGCTTATTTTTATGTCCTACCGAGAGCTGAAACTTTAGCTTTGCTCTCTAACCCCTCTAAAATCGATTTTAAGCGTTTTTACCCCCTTACCCTTAATCTACTTCCACCCCATACCCTAAAATGTCTTAAAATCGATTTTACGAGCTTACAGAGGTATTTTATTCTCAAAGTCGAAAGTCGTTTGTAAAAATTTCACCACCGAAAGTCGCAAGCCAAAATCCGAAAGTCGCTCAAAGTCGCTACCAGTCTGCATTTCAAAGTTGCAAAGTAGTTAATAAGTAGCTCAAGTAGTTGTTTTTTAGTTTTTGCGTATATTTTCTCTATATTACACGCGTATTTATTCGGAAACTACGCAAAAATTGAAAATAAACTACTTCAACTACTTCCCTTAATTTTTTCAAAATCTCCCGAAAGTCGCTAGCAGTCTGCATTACAAAAGATTACGATATATGCTAGCATATACCTCTCAAAAGTAGTAAATCAAAAAATAAACTACTCGATAGTCGTTCGGTTACAAAGTCGCAAAAATTAAGAACAGGCTACCAAAATCTGTAACCCGTTCTCTCTGAACTTCACAATTTGCGAACTGATTTTTATGCGTTTTATTCGTCCGTTTTTTCTTCAAGATACCTCTGTCGTATCTCATCTGCCGAATACTCTTCCTCACTGCGCTGGTTGGGTGTGACCACATGTTCGGTCTTATCAACATAGTCGTAGTGGTTCTTTGCCATAAATATGCCCGTTACAGGGTTTACCTTGCCGTCCATCATATAACTTTCGTGCATATTTTCTAACAAAATGTACGCTTTTTTGACTATGTCAGAAACGGCTCGCGGCAGGGTATTCTTATATCCACTACCTCCACCATTAATACCATTAACAATACTATATAATGTTTGTCTGCTCATCCCTAACGCAGTAGCCATACCAGCAACAGTCGGCTTAGTATCATACTTTGCATAAATATTAAAATACTCATTAAGCCTTGTGACAACCTCATCTGGATTACGCAGGTCAATATCAGGCAGATTAAAAAGCTCTGTATTAAGATTGAGGTATTTTGTGATATCACCTGGTTTAGCATTTGGAACCATTGCGTTGTGTAATTTAACATAATGTTCGGTAACCTCAGGCATTACCTTCTTAGCTTTTCTTCTTGTTTTGGGTGCATTGCGTGTGTCTACGGGTTTTCCAGTACGCGGGGAAATGCGGACGTCTTCTTCATTATCTTTCATTTTACTTAATCCTCCTCTTCTGTAAGATTGTTTAATACCATATCATTTAAGCGGGATACAGCTGTGTTGTACTCGTCATCTGTAAGTACGCCTTCTTTGTGGCAGATGTTTAGAGCGTCACAAAGCTGTTGTGCGGTATCCGCAAAGTCGCCTAAGGTGTAGCCGAAGTAGTTTGCGTGCTGTTCCAGTGGGTCGTGTATGGGGCTGTAGCCGAATTTCATCCGCCCTCTCTCCATCTCAACGGCGTGTTCTCTACAATAATAACCCTCCTGCCCCTCTACTGTGTAGAGAAAGCACATCCAGGTGCGTGAGTGTATTCCAAGTTCCCTACATCTCTTACACTCGCCCTGTCCTTTTTTGTCTGTAACTGGTGTCATTCTTTTACCTCCGTGTCTTTCTTAAGTTTCTGTAAGCTCTTCTTTAGCTCCGCTATGCAGTGTGTCAGCTCTACGTGGCGGTATCCCCTGGTGTTCTCGTTTATACAGGCGGACAGCTTATGTAGGTTGTCGTAAGCGTCTTTGAAAAGTTTGTGGTGGAAGACCCGCAGTTCTACAGGTCTCCACTCATACGCCCTCTCCAGCTCTTCCTTGCAGTTATCGTAGTTCTTTTCCAGTACCCTGATTATGTCTATAAGCTGTGGTTTAGTCAGCTTCATAAGGGTGCTGTCTGTGTATGTACTCCGTGCGTCTCCTATTGGCATATCCTACCTCCTGCCCATCTTTCTTATGATGGTATAAATACCATCAATGTAAGTTAATAAGTCGTCACTGTAGCTGTATTTAATATTCGCACCTATGTCGATAATATAGTCGTGCATATCGGTGAGAAAGTCTTTAAGATTATCTATGTCTTTTCCCCTGAGGCAGTAACCCATGTTGAATCCCTCACTGTGTGCTTTTCTAACTCTATTTTCCACGTAGCCTACAAGCTCTTCATCGGTCATTGCGTGCATTTTATCGGCTTTTTCTTTAACAGTCATTACAAGTCCTCCTCTTTTACAAATAGCCCATTCACTAATTTGCCCTTCCTGTCTTTGATTTCCTCATAAGCTGCCTTGATACAGTCGTTTATATCAAGCCCCAACTGCATACAGAGAATAACAAGAACCACGTACACATCTCCTATGCTGTCAACAATCAAATCCTTCTTATTCTTGTTGATTCCTTCCGCAAGCTCTCCAGCCTCTTCAAGTAGCTTTACCATCTGAGACTTAGTGTCACCATTGGTTACGTTCCTGTCTGTTGCCCACTTCTTTATTAGCTCCGTTATGTTTTCCGTCTCTATCTCTTCTGAAGGGCAATCCACCTCAACCTCTGTCTCATCGGATAATTTACAAAGAGGGCGGACACCGCACTTGGAATAATCTGTATATTCTGTAGTTATAATCCCATAGGGGGTCACTGCCATTACGGAAGATGATGCGAAAGTCTTTAGATAAGATTCAGGTGTTGCTAGCCACCAGTTAGCGTTAATCGGCGTTAGCAAATGCCTGTTTTTACGGTACAGGTCTGCCGTTAGTAAGGCAACGTAGCTTACATAATTAAATGGTAGTGGGAGTGTACCGTCATCGGCTGTAAAATCTAATTTCATCAACTCAAAGTTATCACCACATGCGCCGTTGCTAACTAAGCTTTTATAAAAATCATATTTGAGGTAACTTTTAATATTTGCCATATTAAAATCGTTAGATTTTTCGTCAAACTCTCTGGTTGCTACAATGTCTTTAGTCAAAACAAGTCCTTCTTGTTCTAACTATATCCACTCATACCCACCAAATGTAAATATCTCACCAGGTTTAATCTCTTTCAGTTTCTTAATCATAATACCTCCTTTAATTTGACACCCCAGTAGATTACATACCCACTGGAGGTAGATTTTCTCTCAAACCACTCAGGGTGGCGCTCCATTTCCGCGTTAAACTTCTTTGCTGATATAATATAAGCTCCCTCGGACTTTGCCCAAATCTTAAAAGCCTGATACAAGTCCTTTGCCTTAATAGTCGTGTTCTCAGCCTGAACACAACGACTCTCAAGGAACTGTAATACGATATCGTTCTCACGCTCGTAATTTGACACCACATCACGCAGGCTGTCACTCATATTAAGTCCTTTGTCTTTGTAGTGCATATAACCCCTGATGAGCCACATAAATATACCGCTTAGATTCTCAGGCTTACATAGTTCATCTTTTAGGTGCGTGTCCTGCTCGTCAGGTCTAAAGTGTCTGTTAAACTCTAACACCTTGATACGCTCTGAGGCAAAAAGAGACTTGTCGGTCACTGTTGGCAGGTCATTACAGGAAAGCCACAATGTAAATTGAGGTTTATATGAGATAGGGGCTTGGTGCAGGTGTCTAGCCGATATGCTTTCACCGCCTGTAAGCTGTTTTATCTTCTCCTCGTCTAAGCTCCCATATTCGTTGCTCTCAGCCATACTCACAAATCTTATGCCTTTAAGTCCTGCCAAAGTTGGTGAGGCTGCCTCAGCGTCCTTTTTCCTGTCTCCCTTACATATCATTCCTACTGGAGCAACTTTTGCGTAGTCTCCTAAGAGATTCTCAATGGTGTTAAGCATAGTGGACTTTCCGTTTCTCGTGGTTTTGCCGTGTAAGATGAACATACATTCCTCATTGCTAAGCCCCAGCATTGAGTAGCCTAACGCTCTCTGTAAAAAGTCCATCTTATCCTTGTCGCCCTCTGTTATCTCTGAAATAAAGGATTCCCACCTTTTAGACTTTACATCACGTGATACAGTGTGGTTAAATCCTGTCTGCATAGTTATAAAGTCGTCAGGGTTATGTTCCTTAAAAGAGAAGTCTCGTAGGTCGTATGTACCATTGAGACAGTTTATTAAATACGGATTAGAGTCGAACTCCTCAGCAGGGATATACAGTTCTCCAGTAGCGTCTTTTAGGATTCTGTCACGCATACGCCTGTCACCCATCTTATTAATAAAAGATGAATACTTTTCTCTTAACTCGTCGTCTTCTATCTCACCGCAATATAGAATCATAAGCCTTACAAAGTCTTTAATGCGTTCTGATACGAGAATAGCCCCTACATCTTTTCTCCAAGCCCCGCCGTGGTAGGTGTACCAGCTGTTATGCTCAGGACAGAACCTAGCTTCTTTTCTGTAAAGCAGACCGAATAAGTTAGCCATACCCATCTCAGACCACTCGAAGCCTGTAGAAGCGTCATCTGCCTTCTCAGGGCGGTATTGCTTTATCGTAAACATTTTGTCGGACAGCTCCTCATTTAAGATAGTGCGTCCGTTTTTCATTTGAAAAAATTCACCGCTCAATTTTTATACCTCATAACACTATTACATATTGTCTGTAGTTCCCTGTCAGGAAGAGGAGGATTACAAGCAACCTTATTTACATACGCAAGCTCATTGTAAATCTGTAGCCTTGTGTAGCCTGTATTGTGTAAACTTCCTGCTAATGATGTAAGGCTTATATTCCTACAACCGTCTGGTATAGGCGGATAAGTAGGTCTGAGTTTTATCCGTCCATTCTTTATAGGCTCTTCCCAAACAGGCTGATATATTCTACACTTGTCGCACTCCTGCTCTTTCTTTTCCCTTGTCTCAGGGAAATATTTACTAACAATGTAGTCTATAGCTTCTTGATTTTCTATCATTGTAGAATACAAAGTCTGTCTGTCTGTCATTATGAAATACCTTGACTGCTTGTAAATCTCTATCCCCTGTAGATTATTCCTACCCTTAAAAGGTAAAGTTCCTTTTACAAGTATATGAAATCCTCTTCCACTTCTGGACAACTCGGTATAGCTTCGGCATTTACTTATGATGTCGGCTGTCATCTGATTGATGAAACCGTCCTCGTCAAAACCTTTGTCAATATCAATCCCTACTATTCCGTTGTCATTAAACACAAAACCCAGATAATCGTAAAAGGAATGTGTGACCGAGTATAACGCCTCTTCATAAGTTGCCCAGGTATCAGGTTTAGTGGAGGACGCAGGCTCATTTTCCCAAGATTTCATAGGCAGCTTGCTGTCCTCAGATACACACACCCATTGTGGCAGGGATTTCAGTTCGTCTGGAATGCTGTCATAATTACTCATATAAGCCCACGCACCTTTGCTATTTTTGCTTCTACACTTCTAATCAAAGTCCATATAGTGTTTTGAGGAACACCGTTCTGTCTGCTAACCTGATACACATTATCAGCAAGTGTATCTCTTTCCCAGTACACTTCCATAATAATCGACCTGTCTTTTGTAGGCAGCGTCTTTAATACGCTGTGGCAGGCATTCCAGTTTTGCTTAGATATCTCATTATCTGAATACTTCTTGTCGTGCCTCGCATAGTACCGCAACATATGCGTTACGTAATCGGAATAATAAGGTTTCATATTACTTCTCCTCTTTTGGTTCATTCACTTTCTTAGGCTCTTTTACTTCTTCACCCTCAAAATACCACTGTCCATCAATGCAGATAGGGTAATCAGGTCTGTCTGAGGGTATTATCTTACCTGTACTCATAATGTGTTCAACTGTGTTGATTGATACATTATTCTGTACAAAGTCCTCTCCAGTCTTTAATAATGCATTTACACGTCCGTTATTGATTTTTAGTTTATACATAACTACCTCCTATTCTTTGCTTAATTCAATATACTTGTTTAAGTACCACCTTGCTTTCATAATATCCTCAAGACCATTTTTACGGCAGGCACGGTATATGTATTTGAAAGCGTTGCATATACAGAAGCTCATTACTGCCTGTTTTCCCTGCGTCTCAATCATCACATCTATGCACTCAAAGTTGCCATCTGTGTAATGCTCAGGGCGCTCGATATTGTCAAACTCTTTCATTGCTCCTCCTGTATGGAGGGGAACTTAATCCCCTCAGCTTAACTGTTGAATAACGCGTCAAAGTCTAATCCTTGCGATACTGGTTTTTTAGTGGCAGGGGCTGGTGTTGGGTTGTCTGTTCCTAAAGTAAGAGCCCTTGGTACAGGTGTAGTCTCAAAACCATCGGCAGGGTACTTCTCTCTTATATTTGCAAAAGTAACGGTCTTCTTAGGGTCTTTGTTGGAAGGAAGGACAGTGTGTTCTATTACTCCCTTAATGTAGTGCCCTACTAACTCTAATGGCTCAACATCGTCTCTACCATAGTCATTGAGTGCCGTATTTGCAAAATATGAGAAAGCACCTAACGCTTTTTCGTTAAACTCTCCGTCCTGCTGTCTAAGGGAAAACCTCTCAGTGTGAGTTGCACCTTGAGCATTTACCATTTTAATTTCAATTTTCCCAAAGTCTTCGTCCTCTTTTACTTCGTAAATCCTAAACACGTGCTCGCCTTCGGGTATTAATGTAAACCCACTAGTTAATGGTATTCTTGACATCTATTTGTCCTCCTTTTTGGTTGTAATGGTTAATCTATAACTTGGTTCACCTGCCTGCATAGTAACGTACTTTCCATACACTCCATCGGCTTTCATTGCCTCGTCATTATATACAGGTTTTTCCTTTGGTTCGGTCTTAGATACAGAGAAAATGTAGCTTGTACCTTTAATCTCTACTTTCTTATCTCCGTCTCTAAACCTACCGATTGCCTCAGCCTTGATAGCCTTATTTAATGTATCCAGCCTGTCCGCCTTTTCCTTAATTGCTTTCTCAGCCTCGTCCACTTCTGCTTTTAGCTTCTCAGCCTCAGCAATCATTGACTGGATATCTTCGGAAGTGGTATCAACTGAGTTGGTTCTAAGAGCCTTTAATATTGCTTCGTCTCTCTTCTCATCAAATACAGGGGATATTCCAGTTTTGACGTGTTCGTTCCACCACTTTTCTACCCGTTCCACCTTATCCTTAAAATCAGGATATCTCTCAGATAGCTTAAATTCTACGGTTATGGTATTCTTAATGCTAGGTTTGAAATTCTCAGGCTTGTCGTAGTCTTTCTCTTCAAGGAAAGAAGCTACCATAACTACCTTGTCTATTCCTAAAAGATAAGCATAGAGTGCTGCCTGTAGTGCGTAATATTCAGGGATATCATCTGCCCAGTCCTCCGCACGTTTGGTTGTCTTCATCTCGAGTACAGTGTCTACTTTTCCCTCTTCATCTGTAGCAAGATAATCCCACATACCGCCCAGTGTCTTATTCTCGGAAAAGAAGTCGCCATAGGTCTTATTAAAATAATCAGCTCCGTATCTGTCGGTAGGGCTTATTAAATCCATACCGTAAGAGCGTTTCATATACTCAGCCTGCTTAGGCTCGATTGTCTTACCAGCTATAGTGTAGACTGTATCCTCAAACGGCACTTCATAGGTCTTGGTAATGGCACACCACATTTCAAAGTCCGTAGACCAAGGGTTAAGCCCCAAAATTGTAGCAAATCTTGTACCAGTGACCTTCTTTGTTTTCTTAGGCGGTGCCACCTGTATGCGGTTGTCATCTAACCATTTAATATTCTTCATCTATTACCTCCTCATAATTCCAATCAAAAAGTTCGTCTACGAAACTTCCAATCGCTTCTTTGGTTTCTTCCTCCGTAAAATCCGAATCCAGCTCCAAGTGAAATACACGCTTGTCACCATCGAGATTCAAGTTAATTCTGTACTTCGTTTTCATACACCCTCCTATCTAAAAGCAATCATTCTCTCAAATGAGATAGCACCTTCTCCAGTAGGCTCAAAGTTTATCAATTCTCTGATTTGCTTTCCTTTTAATATGTAACTCCCATTCACATCATCTACTATCCGTGCGTCTGAACTGCTAAACTCTTTAGTTGTTCCGTTTGAGAATAATACGGTAATGGTTTCATCTCCTGTAATAACCGTCACATAGATTCGTGATACGGCTCTGCATTTAAGTTCTACTTCTGTCGGTTCATTCTCAAAATTATAAATATTAAACTTCATTGGCTGTCTCCAACATAGCGTTCAGCCTTTCAATGAGCTTTTCGCAGTCCTCTTTGCTGATTACGGTAAATGACTGCGTCTGAACTGCGATACTGTTTACCATCTCTTCTTTATCAGGGAATGCCTGTCTTATTTTCTTAAGTACATTTTTTAACCCTGTTATCTGCAATTCACTTGCCTGTTCGGCAGGAGCAGTGAGGTTGTCTTTTATCTCAGCTCTTTCTGCTGGTGTCGCAGGTGCTTGTTTTGCAGGTGCGGGAGCTGGTGCAGGCACACTGTCCTTACCGATATTAGCTTCGATACCGTCACTTTCACAGATGTCGAGAGCCATCATATAGAGGTATCTTCTCATATAAGTGATAGAACTTCCCAACGCTTGCATTTCGTTTGTAACTGCTTTACCCTCTCTTGACAGAATCGGCTGAATCTGATTAAAAGGACTTGCAAAATCAATCCTGTCCTCAGGATTAGTTACATCAACTATGGTTAACACAGCGGTATGCTCGGTAAAGTTAACTATTGCAATAAGTCCGATTTCAGCGAAAATCTTAGTCGCAATCGGTACTATATCGTCAAGCTCAAAGTATTTGAACGACATGTGCATATTCTTTCCGCTTTTCTGCACGTTTGCGTTAAGGAAC